TGGCGTGTCGGCAGTCTAAGAAGCCGACTTCCTTCTCAGCCTGTTCAGACCCGGCAAAATCGGTCTTGGTAGGCAATACCCTTAAAAGCCATTGTGGAGCGTTCAGAGCCCCTAAGTCGAACTGGTAGATACCTTTAGGCGTTGCGTTGATGTAAAGCGTCCTAGCGCCCGTTCTAGCCCTTATATCGGCCAAGTAGTCCCACTTCTTACGCTCAATCATAAGTTGGTCGTAATGGGTTCTACGGCATTTAAGCTCAAGATAGGCATTGTGAGTAATGCCGTCTGCCCTATCGGTCGCCGATAGTGGCGTCAAGTCTGGGTATTCCGACTTTAGCGCCTCAAATAATTCGGCTTCTCGGAAATAGGTCAGTTGTCGTCCTCGCCATCTTCCCAACCTATTTTCTTGATTGGGTCGGCAGGATCGATAAACCAATCCGGCCAAGAATCGCGTTCCATAGCAAAGGCCAACGCGTAATCAGCTTTCCAGCCAGCCGCTAAAGCTGCGTCGTAGATTGCTTTAGATTCTATAAAACGCTGTTCTAATTTTGTTGGGAAAGGATTGGCAACTGTGCGCGGCTTGCGAACCTTGCGCTTTTTCGGCGCTTTCTCAGCGACGCGTTTTCTTTGTGCCACTTGTAACCCTTTCCTTAAGAGCTAGTTCAAGGGTAGATTCTAACTTGTCAAGTCTCGAAATCAGCGGAAGGTTTTCGAGTTTTATGATGTATCTAAGTCCGGCGATAAGTAGGCCGATTGATCCTAGGACTGAGGCTACAAAGCCAGCGACGTTACTTGCGTCCATATTGCGGAGAATTCTTATCTGCCCAGCGAGCGGCCGGAGCTGTGATTGCGCCGATTAGAACTGCGTATTCTGGAGCGAAGTCAAGAATTAAAGCGATTCCCATTGTTACTCCGGAAGCGGCTACTGCTAGGCAGTAATCCTTAAACGCTTCCTTAAACTCCGGAGTCTTAACGCGATCAATTAGATTTTTCATTTTTCCCCTCTAGGTTGAACCAACTTGCGTCATTGTCTCCCGATAGATTAAAACTTATATGGATGTGCGACTTGTGCGGATTGCTTCCGGTGTATTTACGCCAGCGCCAGCGGAGACGATTGGAAGAAATACGGCCATCATAAATAACGTATTTGATGCGCTTGTCGCCTCGCTTTGCGCAAAGTCTAATTCGTTCGGCGAGTGAGTGAGCTTCTTCTTTGTGAGCTTGAAGGTCGGCATCTATATCGATTGCTCTGACGATTCCATCAACCGCGATATGGTCTGAAGTGCCTTTAGCGAGATGGCGACTATCAGCAATCCAGCCATCGCTACGGCGATCGCGGCTTGGATAATCATCGTCTATCTGCTCTCGGAGTTGAATACCAGCTTGGCATAACTTAGCCAAGTAGTAATCTCGCTTCTTCTTCGGTTAGTCCAAGACGGTCAAGAATTGCTTGGCGAGCGGCGGCTTTGGCTTCTGTTTCGGCTTGAAGTTTTTGCAAAGTTTTTTCATACACTTCGCGCTCTGCTTTTTCTACCGCAGTTTCATCTCGCTCAGTTATGGTTTCCTCACCAGTTATGGCGTTAAACTCTTTTTCAATTATTTTCATTGTGACTCCTTATACCACACTCGTATAAACATAAACTTTACCAGCATCTAAACTTGAACTTTGACTGCCAATTTCAATAGAACTTATTGTTGATGTTCCAGAATAAAGACCATACATAGTTTTTGAAATTGCTGTGTCGCTTGTGCTCCAAGTTGTGCCTGTTGAAATATAACAAGGTTTAAGACCAGCACCATTACATCCTTGTAATAAAATACCGCCTGATACTGATTGTGAAGCCACACTTGGATAACCAATTTGCCAACGATTACTACTAAAACTATTTTCTGCTTCTACCTTAGTTGCAGTAGCACCAGTTTGCGATAATTTAATTCCAAAATTTGCGTAATTTGTTCCAGTATCAGCATTTAATCTAAGTGATAAATGACTGAGCGCAGCCTGACTTGCTCCTTCTATAATAATTAAAATTTGATTTACACCAGAAATGCCAGATACAGTCGTGCTAGCACCTGTAAGAGTAGTGCCACCTGAATTTAATAAACTCCAACTTGGAGCAGAACTAGCAGGAGTAGCCCACTTTAATCCTGTGCTTTCTGTGCTGTCGGCTGTCAAAACTTGTCCATTTGTCCCAACTGCCAATCTTGCTGGCGTATCAGCCGCAGTTGCGGAAATCAAATCTCCTTTGGCATCGAGAATAGTTAATGGATCAACTGACGACCAAGTGAAATCCATATCTGTATTAGATGCCTTACTTAGCACCTGTCCAGTTGTTCCACCTTTAAGATCGACTAATGTTGTGTCAATAGAGCTACCAAGTGTTCTAATTGCGGCCGCACCGTCTTTTACTAAATCGGTGTCCGCTGGGGTAGCCCAGTTAAAATTCGTAGTGTTCGGCATTGTTCTCCTTTAGGCGACTATTGTAGCGTTGAGCCAATCAAGTGTTGGGGATATTGTCTGCCAAGTCTCAGAAGCCGGAACATTGTTCCAACGGAAGGCTTGGAGAGAGTAAGCGATAGGACTGACGTTTAGGGTCAAGCGAAGGCGGTTGTAAGAAGCTGTCCAAGTCCATCCTTCAACAAATCCTTGGAACTCACCGTTTACCATATTGGCTGGCAGGTTTTGGATATTGAGTGGAAGCCCCATAAATACCTCGAGCAAAGCGTCTCGGTCATTATTGTCAATTTCTGGGCTGTGAACCTCAAAGGTAATCTGTTTAAGAAGGTATTGAGGATATGCGCGGATGCCAAGATAAAACGCGGCTTGGTCTTCAGCGTCCGATTGATTCTTAAGTGTGGTCGCTACTGTGGCGGCTAGTTGGCCGTAGTCTGAAATCGAATCGTCGTCAGACTCGGTGTAGGAGCTATTGCCCGAGCTTGTGTAGGTAATTGTAATTGAGTTACGGATATCTCCGGCTCGCTTGGTAATAATTAGACCCGGCCCAGTTGCGTGATTGCCGTCTAAATCAATGTAACCATTTGCGGCTAGGTATTCGGATCGATGTGTGCTATCAGCGTAGCCAATTCGACCTTGGGAATCTTCGTAGATATAGCCAAGGCCGGAAGTAGCCAACTGACTGACTATTGAATAAACGTTGTCGATGACGCCATTTTGAGAATCTAATTCATAATCGCCCGGCTGGTCAATTTCACCTAATCCACTATTTTCTGCATTAGCCCAAGTCGTTGTTGCGTCATAATCGTTCCAAGTCGTTGCGGCAGGAACTTCATCCCAGGTATCAAACAAAACATCGGAAAGAATTTCGTAAATCTGGTCGCCGTCATAATCGCTAGCTATGTTGCCATCGAACACAGCTCTCGCCAATCTAGCCAATGAGCCAACTGCCAAGATATTTATTCGCTGAGATAGGGCAGTTGATCCGCTAGTTGCTACCTCGATGCCTAGGTCGGCAATAAAGCCACCGAATAAGAAAACATAAGCGCCGGAAGAATCCTTGACTTCTATGGTGATTGGGTAGTTGATTTCGTAGGCGACGGCTGATTCGTTTACTTCTAAAAGTGAGATGTTGGCATAGCCGGGTTGTGGCTGAGCGTAGATGTCAGTTCGGCCGCTAGTTATTGTCATCCCGGCTAAAGTCGCAGAAGTGACAGTAGTTCCGTTTACCTTTACGCGATATTCAGGATTCCAAAGGGTCATACTGTTAAGGCGCTTAACCCACCAGCAGATCGTCGTTCAACTGAATTTAACGCATCGACCACAGCTCTAGTAAATCCGGTTTCATCAATAATGCTGGGCGAATTGACGTTGATATAAATTGGCTGGTCGGCGCGTTGATTTCCTTGCGGCGTTGATACTGTAAAAGCGCCAAAGCCACCTTGAGGCGCTAGATTTACAATGCCCGGGCCGCTTGGCGCTGAAGGTGCAGAGCCAAACGAAATTTTGCTGAGGTTAGGCAAAACCGGAATTCGATTGTATAACTCGATAAGACTGTTAATAGCCGCCTTAGCACTAGCAACAAAAGATTTAATGTTCTCAATTGCTGTGCCAATAATGTTTACGATTGCTCCGACTGTTTTACCAACCCCAACAATGGCTTGGACAAAAGCAAACTCAAAAAGTGGAATTAAATAATTTTTCGTAAACTGCCATAAATCTTCGATTGCTTCGCGATTATCCTCAAACGCTTTTTTGATTGGCGCAAGAGCTTTATCTTTAGCCTCAATAAGCATAGGAATTAGGTTATTAGTTATGTAATCAATAAAAGCTGTAACGGCAGGTAATAAAGCCGCTCCTACGGATTCCTTGGCTTCATCAAAGCCTACTTTAAGTCTATTTATCTGACCTTCTAAAGTGTTCGCTTGAGTAGTTGCTGCTCCGCCAAAAGTCTCGGCTAATTGAGTCATTGTTGCTTCTAGACCCATTGACTTAATTTCAGCTGTTGATAATCCAATGCCTAATCGACCTAGAGCACCAGTATTGCCTTCATAAGCCTTACCTAATGCGTTCGATACGGCCTCAACTGATTTGCCAGTAGCCGCGCTAATGTCTAGTGCTAATTGAAGGCTATCTTGAGCCTTGGTTAGTGATCCGGTAGCTGTGGCAAGTCGCTGAAAAGCTGGTCTAAGTTCGTCATCGGCAATACCAAAAGCCAAAGACATTTTGCCGATTTGTTTTTCGACTGAAGCAATTTGTTGGTTAGTTGCGTTAGTTGTATTTTTCAAAGCATTGGCTAATCGAGCTTGAGCGGCTTCATCTTCTATAGCGGCTTTAACTCCATCGATGGCTAACTTGCCAGCATAAGCAACTGCGGCAACAGTAGCGGCAGCAAAAGCGGCAGCTGCCACTTTGCCAAATTTGCCCATCTTTTCGCCGAATCCCTCAACTTGGTTTTCGGACTTTTTCATATCATCGACGAATTGCTTCGTCTCAGCAAGAATCTCCAGCTTTAATGTTCTGTAATCTCTAGCCATTAGTTAGCCCACCTTTTAAC